CGATGTTGCCACCGATGGAGGCCATCTCACCGAACAGAGAGCCGAAAGCCTTAACGATACCCGCAATGATTTGTGGTACGGCTTTGACAATCTCCACGATAATTGTCGGAAGGTTCTTTATAAGCGATATAAAGAGGTCTACACCAGCTTTGATGATAAGCGGAATGTTGCCAATTACTGCGTTGATGATGCCAGAAATAATCTGTGGAATTGCATTCACGATGGTTGTTATAATCTGCGGTAAAGCCTGGATGAGTGAAATCAAGAGGTCGATACCTGCTTGGATAATGAGGGGTATTGCCCCTAACACCGCCGTGATAATACCATCAATAATTTGTGGGATAGCCTCCACAATGGCAATTATGATATCTGGCAGAGCCGCCACCAAAGAGGTCAAAAGCTGTATTCCCGTCTCGATGATTTGCGGAATGGCATCAAGCAAAAAGTTGATAATTCCCATTATGATTTCCGGGAGTGCTGCTATCAATACCGGGAGGGCATTCAAAATACCCTGGGCAAGACCCATAATCAACTGCAAGGCAGCATCCAAAATCATAGGCAAGTTCTCGATGAGCGTGTTGACGATTTGAATAATGACCTGGATGATTGTGGGTATCAGCGTAGGCAGAGCGTTGGCGATACCAGTCGCCAGGGTTACTACCGCCTGTAATGCTGTATCTAAAAGCAACGGTAGATTCTCAAGGATACCGCTCACAAGAGCCATAACCAACTGTAAAGCGCCTTCCGCTATCTGTGGTAAGGCTTCAATTAGGCCTTGGAGTAAAGCGAAGATAATCTGTGAGGCTGTATCTATAATGGTCGGAAGGTTGTCGATGAGTGCTTGCGCCAGAGACCCTACGATTTCGCCCACAATTTCGAGGAGTTCTGGTAAAAACTCCATAATCATATCGAGGACTTTAGGTAGGATATCACCGATAACATCCGACATCTTTCCAATGTCGCCATTGGCATCAAGGATGCCGTTTGTGAACTCACCAAGCAGGGCGTTGCCCTCTGTGGCAAGATCCGTCAACACCGGGAGAAGTACAGTACCGAGAGCGTTTTTCGCAGCGGTAGCACCCACGTTCAAATACTGGAGCTGGTCATCCAAAGCACCATAGGCATTGAGCATTTCATCGTTTACGACATACCCAGCAGCTTGCGCCTGTTCACCGAGTTCAGCCATTCGCTGTGAACCTTGTTCGATGAGCGGGTTTAACTCCTGGGCAGATTTACCGAGGATTTGCATAGCCAACGCATCACGCTCGGTTTCGTTTTCCATTTTACCGAGGGCATCGATGACCTCCCAGTAAACGGTATCCGAATCACGCATTGTGCCGTCTGTGTTTAGAACTTGAACACCCAATTTGTCATAGGCCTCAACCGAGAGTTTGGTGCCGTCCTGGACAGCTTTCATGGACTTGATTTGCTTTGCCATCGATTTGGTGAGTGTTTCGGTAGAAACGTCCACCAGTTCGGCGGCATACATATACTCTTGAAGTTTGTCTGTAGCGATGCCCGTTTGGGTAGCGGTGGTGAGAACACCATCTGCATAGGCAGCACCTTCCGTTGCCATGTTTACGAGAGCTTTACCTCCGGCAATGGCGGCAGCAGAAACAGCAGCGAAAGCAGCGGCAATGGTAGCAGCGGCAGCTTTACACGCAGTACCAAGACCGCTGAACTTACCGCTTGCATCATCACTTTGCTCTCCGGCATTTTCAACCTCATCACCAAACTTATCGGCTTTATCTTCCGCATCGTCAAGTTCACGAGCTGCCTCTTCCAAGGCATCATTGTTGCTTTGTAGTTCACGCTCCATATTGTTAAGGGCGGCAGTAGCGTTGTTTAGCTGAATCTGCCAGTTCTGGGTACGCTTATCATTCTCTCCAAAAGAGGATGATGCGTTCTCAAGAGCAGAACGGAGCGTTTCGATTTTCTGCTTTTGAGCTTCGATTTCTTTGTTTAGTACCTGGTTACGGGCGGTGAGGGCCTCGACAGAATTATCGTTCTTTCCAAATTGGGACTCAACGACCTTCATTTCCGAGCCGAGAACTTTAAAACTCTGATTAATGTCTGCCAGAGCTTTCTTGAATTCTTTTTCACCCTCAAGCCCGATCTTTAGACCGAAATTATCTGCCATTTAACCACCACCTTTCATCAGATTCCGTCCGGGATGATGTCATCAATGAATCGTTCCCGTTTCGGCTTGGCGATGCCAGAGTACTGTTTGTGGCACTCCCACAGATCGAGGAGTAAGCCAAACGGCATCAGCCATACTTCATCCATAGGAAGATGAAGCTGACCGATGCCGTAATACAAAAGTCGAGTAAATAACTCCGCGTCACTTACTCGACCGCCACGTTTTTTGGGTCATCCTCGCTTTCAACGTTTCGCTTGGTGCCCTTATACATCGCTTCGGTGATAGCCGTCTTATAGGTCGCAAGGTCAACGGGAGTAGTGAGGATTTCCACATATTCCTCGGTGAGCAGTTCCTTCGGCGCATCCTTATGCTTGATGTTGTAAACCAGGATGGACTGGTTCGCAAGCAATGTGATGAGCCATACGATTTCACCGATAGCCATTTCAAAATTCTCACTCTTCATCAGCTTCTCACCGAGGTTTTCAAGACCGCCGTAGCGAGCTGCGATTTCCTTGGTAGCTTTGGTAGAGAGTAAGAGAGTGTGTTCCTCATCTCCGACGAGGATTTTTGCGGTACGCTCGTTATCCATTCTTTATGCCTCCTTATTCAGACTTTGCCGGAGTGGCAGAGTTGTATGTCGGCTCGTACACCTGCTTATACCAGTTGGTGATTACATCCGCTGCAATGGCGGCATCACCCTCGGTTGCCTCAACCCTCCAGGGGTGCTTTCCTGCGCCGTCCGCTTTGTTACGGCAAAGGATAGTGCCTTCGATGGTGGGGGTGCTGAAAGTGATACTGTCACCTTTGGTGGCAAGGCTGGCAGCCGGGATACCGAAGACGACGCGGTACAACCAGAAGTATTTATACTTACCATTGGACTTCTTTGCACGGAAGCCAACAGCAACGGGAGAACCGCCATCTGCATTGGTGGATACAACGACACCATTGGCATCGATGGTAGACCCAGTAAGGTCAGACGCAACCGCAGCACCGATGTCGTCAACACCCAGGGAAAGAGTACCGCTCTTGAACTCCTTGACGATTTCGGCAGCACCGTCATCAGCATACAGAGTTGCCTCGGCAAGTTCGACAGAAAGGTCTGCGGTCATTGCCTTGGCGAGTTGGGTCGGGGTTGCATAGGTTTCGTTACCTTCTGCATCCTCGGTGATCTTGGAATAGTAGAGCTTATCAAGACCGATAGTTGCCATAATGGTCAAACCTCCATTTCGTAGTGATTGGCCACATCCACGTTGTAGTGGTGATAGCCTGTTTCGGTTTCATAACCAACATACTGTCTGCCGGTTATGGTGATATCGGCAGCAAGCAAGGCTCGAACAACAGCGTTCTTTTCCTTGGTATAGCTGCCTTGGGAATATAAAGAAAGACGTGCCTCTTGCACGTCATAGTTGGGTGTGTTGTCAGCGTGGACAGCAAAGGTATCCGACAAAGGTATAACAACGATATACTTCTTCGGAGCCTTTCCTGTAAACACACCAGTCTCAATAGGAATGCCCAAAGGTTCAAGAACGGCTTGGACATCTTCGAGAATGCTCATAGCTTGTCTACCTCCTCTTGGAACTTGCGTATCATAGCCTCTTGACAGGCGGCTTTGGATGCCGATTTTGCGGGTTTCAAGAAAGGTTTAGCGGGTTGGCCGTGTTTACCATACTCGATTATATTCGCAATTTTGGCGTTGCTACCGCCGTCAGAACGAGGCTCGGAAAAGCCAATCTTGATGTTATAGTTGCCATCACGGTCGAGCTTCACAGGAGATAGACCAAGGGAGCGTTCCAGTTCGCCAGTACTGCGTGAGTCATACTCCGTGCCTTTACCTATTACGGAGGATAGGTTGCTTTTCACCCTGGAAAGAACAACCTCACCGCCAGCCTCAAGAACACGCTCGGAGATTTCATCAGTACGGTCACTTAATTTGGAAAGTTTCTGCAGGAATTCATCCGGCAGTACTACTTCAGCCTTTGCCAATGGTACTCACCACCTTTTTCGCAAGCACCTCCGTGTACATCCCACGGCTCTTGACGTCTTCGACAGAAGTAATGTCGAACCTGCCATCCTCACAAACAAGGATGTGGTCGGTAGTAACCTCAATGCCAGGGATGCTACGAAAGCGGAAAAGGTCTGTGGCTTCGGAGAAGGCTGCGAGGTTAGCCCAACGTTGTGAGCCGTGTCGACCTTCTCTATAAGCACGGACAGAAGCGAGGATTTCCTCGGCATCAACCGCAAAACCCTCGCTGTCCTTTTTCTTGGTAACGGTAACGATATCAACAAAGGTGTTCATTTTGCCGAAGCTCATACTTACACCTTCCAATCTCGGTCAAGCCTTAACAGCAGATTGACCGTGTTCCATACCTGTTGTGCTGCCTGGGGATTGTCCTGAAAGAAACCACCCGTGCTACCATCCCTTGACTCATAGAGATGAGATGTCAGCATAACGACTGCCTGTTCGGTTGTGGGCGGCATCGGGTGGTCTTTATAATACCCCTCGGCAATGTGCTGATAACTCTCCGCATAAGCGGTGGCGGCGGTGATGTAGCTTTCAAGCAGAGCATCGTCCACGCTATGCGTAAGAATCAGATTGTCCTTTACTCTTTGGAGTAGAGCTTTCATACTACATCACCGCCTTTCCGTTACGCAGTAGTGGTGCCCTTCATCTGAAGAACCTTAACGGCTTCAGGGAGAATGAGCTTACCATCCAGGCGCTTGGTGGCAAGGAAGCCAACCTGGCCGGAATCGGCATAACGTTCATTGAGGCGCTTAAAGGTGATGCCCTGGCGGTCACCGATCCAGTAGAAATGGAGGTCACCGAACACGGCTACCTTGTTGCCGGCTGCGATGGTGGGAACGAAAGGAGAAGTGAAGATGGGTCTGCCGAGCAGAGTCTCGTGACCACCTTCCTGGAGAGCCTTCTGCCAGAGGTACTGACCATCGTTGCCCTTGAGCTTGCGGATGGCAGCCATAGTGTCATCGTTGAAAATCCAGATGGCCTTTCTGCGGTAAGGAGCCTTTACGCTGTAGAAGAGATTGATAATCTCATCAGCGGTGATAGCAGTACCGGAGGCTGCGGTAACACCGACTTCAGCGCCGCCTTTGTCTGCAAGAATACCGAGGGGTTTCTTTTCACCGTTACCATTGAAGAAAGCATCCTCTTCCTTGTCGCCAATACGGCGGGCAAACTCGGTAGCAAAATAACTCTCAAGGTCAAAGGCGGAGTCGTTGAGCAACTCGTCGGAAACCTTGATGATAGTGCCGACCTTGTGAGCATCAATGGTCTGCTGACCAAAGACATCATCACCATCGGGAATGGTGCCTTCCTCGTCAATCCAAGAAGCGGTGCCCTTGGTGGAAACCACGGGAATCTTGCGGCTGCCGGCTTCGGTCTGGAATACGTGAGCGTGGCCACGGAAGATGTGCTCCTCGTGGAGAGCCTGAACAAGGGTGTTCTCGAATTCGTCGGGAACGAGATAGCCGCCCTCGCTGTCGACACCTTCCTGGAGAGCATTGCGAACCTCATAGGAAATGCCGTTCTTGGAGCGGGTTACGTTCCAGAAAGCATCCTTGTAGGAATCAGATGCAGTGCCAACCTTGGTGTCAACCTTTGCGGTTGCGGGTTTCTCGGTGATAGGAGCGGATACAGGTTTGGCAAGTTCAGCATCCATAGCTTCCATTCTTTCCATACGGGCGATTTCTACGCCCATCTTGCCGATGTCATTCTCCATACCGGTGTAGATGGCATCATCTTCGGTAGAGAGAAAACCGTTAGCGTCTCTGTGAGACTCTAAAAAAGCTTTTGCGGCTTCAATAGCCTTGGCGCGTTTTGCACGCATTGCGATAATCGTCATAGCGATATCCTCCTTTTAGTATTTCATAAGGTTGAGGCGTTCCATCAGTTCGCTGACGGATCTGCCGTGTGTGGGTTCAGTCTTGGGTTCTTCCTTCGGTTCTGCCTTGGGTTTATCCTCGACCACGGGTTTTGCTTTTGCGGTGATTTTATTTACAAGAGCTTCTTCCACCGCTTTGCTGGAGAAAGCAAATGCAGGAACATCCGCCACCAACTTTTCATCGGTGAGGATTTCATCGGCAAAGCCGAGTTCGATTGCCTTCTTGGCATTCATCCAAGTCTCGCTGCTCATAAGGTGAGACAGCTTTGCACGGGAAAGATTGGTACGAATTTCGTAAGCGTTGATGATACTCTCCTTGACCTCGTTGAGCATTTCGATGGCCTTTTGCATATCTTCGTGGTCTCCGAATGCACCAGTCATAGGATTGTGAATCATCATCAAAGCGGTAGGTGCCATAAGTACCTTCGTTCCTGCCATTGCAATGACAGAAGCCGCAGACGCAGCGATGCCGTCAATCTTGACCGTGACATTGCCCTTGTAGTCCATAAGCATGGTATAGATCTGGCTTGCAGCCACACAGTCACCACCGGGAGAGTTAATCCACACGGTAATATCACCGCTGCCGGAGTTCAGTTCATCTTTGAACATTCGCGGGGTGATATCATCATCGAACCAGCTCTCTTCAGCAATGGTGCCGTACAGCTCAAGGACTCGCTCTTCGGGTTGTCCTTCGTCCGCCAGGTTTTTCCATGCCCAGAACTTCTTCGCTTTGGGATTCTTCATTGGTTTCCGTTACCTCCGTTTCTGTTGGATTAATATCTGCATAAGCACCCGCACTACCGAGCGGGAGCATACTGCCGTTGATGAGGTACAAATCTCCGCCTTGTTCGGCAGGGATTCGGTCAAGGTTTTCAAGCTCACGGATATCGTTAGCGGACATCCAGCCGTTCTGCCTTGCTATCGAATAGCCGTTCATTCGGCTTTGATAGTCACCTCGGAGCAGACCCTCCAAATTGAACTTGATGAAATACTCCTTCTTTTCATCGAGAGAGAGGAGAACTCTCATCATCGATTGCTCCCATCGGATTATCCAAGGGTCAAGGGTGTATTTCACAAACTCAAGGGATTGCTGCTCTATATTAGAAAAGCTCGACTTTTCAAGGTCACCAACCATATGCGGTGGCACTCTGAAAATTCGAGCAATTTCATTGATTTGAAACTTGCGTGTTTCGAGGAATTGCGCCTGTTCCGGGGAAATGGAAATCGGTGTATACTTCATTCCTTCTTCCAAAACGGCAACTTTGCCGGAGTTGGAAGATCCACCAAACTGACTCTGCCAAGCATCACGCACACGAGTTGGGTCTTTGATAGTGCCGGGGTGTTCCAACACACCCGAAGGTGCAGCACCATTAGCAAAGAACTTGGCACCGAACTCCTCACAGGCAATTGCCATACCGATAGCGTTTTTTGCCATTGCGATAGGGCTATAACCGACAAGGCCGTCAAAGCCAAGACCTGGGATGTGTAACACATCTGCGGGTTTGAGCTTTACGGATGCGCCTTCCATTGTGTGAGCCTCTTCGTTTGACCGCATATAGGTGTAATAGAGCTGACCGTTTTCATCACGGTCAACGGTCATTTTGTTAGGCATCAATGGATAGAGGGCAACGACCTCACCTTTACCATTGCGAATAATTTGTGCGTAAGCGTTACCCCAAAGGAGCAGATGAGTCATCAGCGTTTCTCGAAACACAAAGGAACTCATCTCCGGGTTCGGTTCGTCGTGCAAAAGCAAATACAATGGATGGTCAACGGCTTTTTCTTTGCCGCCGGAATCGGTGTACTTGTATAGGTGGAGCGGTAGTCCCGCCACCGCTTCGGCAAGTATCCTCACGCAAGAATAGACAGCGGTCATTTGCATAGCCGACCGCTCGTTTACTGGTTTGCCGGAAGTTGACCCGCCCATAAGGAAGGTGTAGGAACTACCGACAGTTCTGTTTTGAGGCTTATCCCTGGAACGGAATAATCCTGAAAAGATACCCATTTACTTAACCTCCTTTAACTGTTCCCGTAATGCATCAAAAAACTCCGCTCCCTTGGTGGAGAGTCCGCTTGCCTCACGAGTATCCTCAAAAGCGAACCGAGCCTCCAACTGCTCAACCGAGTAGTTCTTGAGGAAGGTTCGCCATGTGTGAGCATCCATATAACGTAGTCGTTCCCATAAGTCTGGGAAGTGCCTTCGGAGCTGCCTTAACTCATCCAAAGACTGAAGAGGACAACACCAACAGGACACACGATGGAAGATGTCGTATAGACCCTCCCAGTCGAAACCTCGCTCTTTGCAGTAAGCCAGGCAGTCCGCTTCAGTCATACCCCAATCAACAAGTGGATAGTTGAATTCGTGTACACGCTGCGGTTCGTCGGCTGCAATACCGATGTACTGTACAAGCTCATATTTATCGGAAAGTTCACGCAGGTATTTGTTTACGATACGGGTCTTTAACATTGCGGTACACCAACGATTACGAGGTCCCGCCCAACTGTAACCCTTACGCCCAATCAGCTCCGGGTTCTTTCGTTTCGGCATATGCTCAAAGAAAAGGTACTCGAAGGTGTGTGGAGATTTGAGCCTGGTTATAGGTTTTCCGATATACTTTTCTAACTTATCAAGGTGGCGGTACATCGCATCGAATTCCAACCCAGTATCGCAGAATAAAATAATATCCACGGGCATTTTCTCTTCGATCATACGAAGGAGCATAGCCGTGGAATCCTTACCGCCCGAGAGGGACACTATATGCTTTTTAGGTTTCTCCAAAATCTCACCTCCTAAATGAAAAGGATGCCTCGTTCATCATAGACCGAAACACCCGTATCGCCACCGCAGCGAATGGCTCGGTCGAGTGCCATAATGGTTGCGACCGCACCATCGATTTTTTCGGTAGACTTTTCCTTATCTGGTTTTATATTTCCGGCGGGGTCCGTGCGGATGTAGATGTTATCCATCATCCAACGTAGCACGGGGTGACCGCTGTGTGCGAGTTTTTCTTCCAGGGTCAGTTTCATCAGTTCCTTTGTGGGAGGACTCATATCTTTGAATCCCTGTCCAAAAGGAACGACCGTAAACCCTAAACCCTCAAGGTTCTGAACCATCTGTACCGCACCCCAACGGTCGAAGGCAATCTCACGGATGTTGTACTTCTTACCCAGCTCTTCAATGAATTTCTCAATATAAGCGTAGTGTACAACGTTGCCCTCGGTGGTTTTAAGATAACCTTGCCGTTCCCAAACATCGTATGGCACGTGGTCACGGCGAACACGAAGGTCAATATTATCTTCGGGTATCCAGAAGAATGGAAGTATCGCATACTTGTCATCCTCATCCTCGGGCGGAAACACAAGCACAAAAGCGGTGATGTCTGTTGTGGATGAAAGGTCAAGGCCACCATAACAAACTCGACCTTCCAGCGCCTCTGGGTTAGCGGGAAACGAGCATTTGTCCCATTTCTCCATTGGCATCCAACGGACTGCTTGCTTAACCCATTGGTTAAGTCTTAACTGCCGGAAGCTGTTTTCTTCGGCGGGGTTTTGCTTTGCTGATTCGCAAGCCGCCTGTACCTTGTCAATGCCAACCGTGATGCCAAGCGAGGGGTTTGCTTTTTTCCATACCTTCGGATCTGTCCAGTCATCGTTTTCATCTGCACCGTAAATGACGGGATAAAATGTTGGGTCAATTTTTCGCCCCTCCATAATGTCCTTGGCCTTTTGGTGTGTTTCATAGCAGATGCTATTGGTGTCGGTTCCGGCTGTTGTGATCAGGAAGTACAAGGGTTGCATACGGGCATCACCCGAACCTTTTGTCATAACATCAAACAGTTTTCGGTTCGGCTGGGTGTGCAACTCATCGAACACAACCCCGTGGATGTTGAAGCCGTGCTTTGAATAAGCCTCGGCAGAGAGAACCTGGTAAAAACTGTTCGTGGGGGTATATACGATTCGCTTTTGGGAAGCGAGGATTTTGACACGCTTGTTGAGTGCCGGACACATACGAACCATATCGGCGGCAACCTCAAAAACGATGGATGCCTGCTGTCGGTCTGCTGCACAGCCGTACACCTCGGCTCGTTCCTCTCCATCCCCACAGCAGAGAAGAAGAGCAATGGCGGCAGCGAGTTCTGACTTTCCCATTTTCTTTGGGATTTCAATGTATGCGTAGTTGAACTGCCTATAACCATTCGGCTTGATTGTACCGAAAAGGTCACGGATTATCTGTTCTTGCCAATCGATCAGCTCGAAGGGTTTTCCTGCCCAGGAGCCTTTTGTATGGCAAAGGCACTCGATGAAGTTGACAGCGTAGTCGGCGGCATCTTTATCGTAATGCGACTCCGATGCCATAAATCTTGTGGGGAGGTATTTCTTTAGTTTTCTCAAGCTGTCACCTCCTAAAAATGGACATAAAAAAACAGCCATAATGGCTGTCAACGGAGTATGGCGTATAACGAGGAAAAGAGCCTGGTGGCTCTTATCCAAGGTGATGTCGGCCTTCCATCACAAAGGCGCTGTTAGGGCATTATTTCGGCTTTGGTGAGGTCAAAGTTGGAAAGGGGGTAAAACTCCCTGTCCATTTCTCCAAGGCCGTGTCGGGCAAGGTAAGCCTCATTGGAGGCGTTGATTCCGAGATTGGGTTCACCGTAAGCATCTACTGTATCGTAGACCTTTTCCAGGCTCCCATCTTCCATTCGCAGGGTCATTCCGGCTTTGATTTGGTTGCCGTTCTTGTCAACGTAGGTTCGTGCCATTCCTCATACTCCTTACTGATTGATTTGTGCAAAGCACCAAGCGAGTGCGTGACCGTTGTCTTTGAAAGTGTCCTCGGAGACCGCCCAAGGTACAAGTCTGCACTCAATATCACCAAGTCCCGTATCTTCGGGGAACTCAATGAACTCGTAAATCTCGGCTATGAAGCCGCCTTTCCAATTAAGGTCGGTAACGCAAACCTTATCGCCGTACTTGATGACTGCACCGTAGGTGCAAGAAACATTGGTTTGCAGCTTTTCCATTGTGGTGAAGATGTCGTTTGCCATTTTCCTGTCCCTCCTTAAATGCCCTGGCCCCAAGCGATGTTGTTTTCCGCTCTCTTGGCAATCATACCCTTGCGGAGTTCGGTGAACTGTGCGTGGGTGATTTTGTAACTGCTGTAAGCCTGGCAAATTGCGATGTGGGCATCGATGAGGTCGTTCTGCGTTTTGATGTTCTCGACCTGGTTTTGGAACTTTTTGTAGGTTGTCATTGTGGTGTCCTCCGTTCTTTATCGTGTCTGTATATTAACTCTAAAAGCACATAATATCCAGTCATTTTCGAGATATATACTACACAAAGATGGAGGGGTAAAACTGTGTATATTATGACGGATTTGCACCTTTGTATTTATGGATCGAACCGAGGATTTCTTCCTGCTCATCGGCTGAAACACCGATGCTTTCAAGAGCCTCTCTCGTTCCGCAATCGGGGCAGATGAGGGTTTCATTGTCGGCTCGGGAAAGAGCCGGATGCCCTGTGTAAGTCTGCCCACACTTGGGGCAGACACGGGTCTCATTCACAATCGTTTTCATATTCGTCCTCCTTGAAACTTGCGTTGTAAGCATCGATCAGAAACTGAATGTCGAAGTTGAAGTTGTCATAGCCTTCGCAACAGGTGCGGAAGTAGGCCGTGGAAGGAATACCGAGCGGTCGTTCCTCGTGCATAATGTAGATGAAAGCATCTCGCTCTCGTATTTGCTTGCTGTAAAGACCCTGGTACTTGATTTTCAGTTCCTTTTTGTAATAGAAGTGAGGGTATCCTTCATAGCGGTCGAGCCGGAGTTCGTCCGTTGGTCTAACCTCCCAAACACCGAGGGGAACTCTTGAACCCTCTTTCGGTTCAACTGTAAGGTACGAACCCGTCTTACTCCCTTTGAAGAGAAGCTCGTAATCCTCAAGCCAGGCTGTGCCGACCAGTCTTGCCTGGGGGCAACGATACTGCATCTGCCCAACATTGAGGTTGCTACCATAAGCCAAGTAATAACGCTTTGCCATAATCAAATCATCCTTTCTGAAGGGGTTGACCCTTTCACCACCTTAAGGACGGCACAAGTCCGTCCGAGGTGTTTGCTATCGGGTCTGTCCCGTCAGGTCAACTTTTTAGGTTACCTGCCGTTCCTTCAAGCAGCGGCTCTTCCGTTGCGGAAGGCTGCGTCTCCTTGAAGGTTCTTGGTGAGCATCTCTCTTGCGGTTTCAAACTCGTCACCGATGAAACCCAAGCGGAGGAGCCAAGTTCTCATTGCGTACTTGGGGTTTTCGTTCTGCTGGGGTTTGGAGCTTGCGGTGCGTACTTCCTTTGCCATTTGGCTGAGTGCCAGGCAAAGCTGAATGTAACTCTTGAGCTGTCCTGCGTGGATGCCACCCTTGCGTTCAGCGGAGGGTGAGTCGAATTGGAAAAGTCTGAACTCGATTGTTCCTTTGGTGAAGGTTGCGTGGAGGTTAAGCATATGGTATCTGCTGTCGTTGTAATGGTGGTCTCTGCCGTAGTTGGCATTCTGTGCGCCGTACCAAATGTCTGCGAGGGCAGCCATCGTTTTCGGCTTTCTGCTGTTGACCTTCTTGAGGAAGTTGGTATCAACGGTTCGGCAGTATCTTGCCATTCGGTTTCTGTCGAGCTTGAGGCTTTCTGCGAGGAGGCTTTCGTGGCTTGCCATAATGTTTGCCAGGTTGCGAAGGGTCTGTGCGGTGTGTCCTTTTGCACCGATGTGAATGTGGACTCCGCATCCTCTTGTGGCATCGCTTTTGGCTCCGGCTTTGCGAAGTCTTCTGCAAAGTTCCTGCAAGGTTTCAATGTCCTCGTAGTTGAGGATGGGGGTTACCATTTCGCATTTCTGTTCATCGGGTCCGCTGATGCTGACATCCTTTGAGAATTTCCATTCTCTGCCTTGGTCATCCCAAGCACTCCAGGTCATGTATCCGTTTCGGCTTGCGGTGTTGCTGAATCTATGTGTGCCGAAGAACTCGGCTGCAACCTTGGCGGCTTTCTCTCGTGTGATGTTGTTCATCTCAACCTCAACCCCAATGGTCTGCTTTTTCATTTCCTGGATTTGTCTTGCAATCTTCTCGTTCATTGTAGTGCCTCCGTTTGTTGTGTTTTCCCTTTCGGTGTGACACATATTACCTCTAAAAGCACACTATATCCAGTCATTTTCGAGATATATACTACACAAACATTCGGGGGTTAAATTGTGTAGTTTATGGCGATTTACACCGTATTTTTACTCGTCATCTTCAGCATCAGAACAGAAGTTGAGACCCTCTCGGAGTTGCGCCCAAATGCGTTTATATCGGTCAGCTTCAGAACCCTCGCAGGCAAGCATCCCTTCCTCAAAAAAGGCAATGGCCTCGGTTCGGCTGTCCCAAACTTTACGCTCCCCATAGCACTCCACAGTTACAAAGTCAAGTACTCGGCAAAGGTCTTCACCATACACCACACCGAGGGAACTTCCACAGTCCCAAGCTACGTGAATCGTGCCTGCATCATCTACGGACTTGACCGTTCCTTTACAGCCTGGTACGAGTTTTGTATTGTATGGGTCATCCATACGGACAAGTTCAACCCTTGCTCCGGCAGGATACCTTTTGCGGAGGCTTTTCAATGTTGCATCAGATATGTTAAACATTATCCTACCTCCTTATTGTTCGGCTGACCGCTTTTGAATGCGGAGCTGCCAGTAAGGTTGCGGAGGAGGATCTTGCGAGTCATCTTGTACTCATCCCCAACAAAGCCAAGGCGGAGGAGGAAACAGCGGAATGCATACTTGTCGTTTTCCACATCCTTCTCGGTAGAGTTAATGCGGTTCTGTTTGGTTGCCATCTTGCAAAGGGCAAGGATGAAACTGCTGTATGCTTTGACCTCATCGGAGTCTGCCGTGATTGCGAACCAGGGGAACTCGTATCTGTCCTCGTGCTTGATGACGGGGAGCTTGTCGGTTGCGAGTGCCTTCTTTATCAAAGCACCCTTTGCGGTGATGAGGTTTTCCAGGTTGCCAAGGGCGCGGTCGGTGAGCTGTGATTTCGGTACGCTGACCGAGAAGTTATAACCCTCACCGCTGTCTTCTTCGGTTTCCTGGCTTTCCGCTACGAAACTGTTGTCGTAGAGCATTTCAAGCAGTCTTTCGATTACTTCGCTGTCGGCGCTGTCGTCAAAGGTAACGCTGCCGTTCTTATCAATGGTGAAATAGTCCACCTCGTAGGCGAAGCTCGGTGCGCCCTTGTATTTGGGGCTGCAACCCGTGAAGTTTGCGATGAGCTGTACCAGCTCCTTACGCTTGGGGCCTTGCACATTGTAGTTGATTGTCATTTGATTTACCACCTTTCTTTTTGGTAGTCACATATTCGCTCTAAATCAAGAAAATATCCAGTCTTTTCGCACATTTAGGGGTGTAGAATATGTGGGCGAATTACAGGGTTGCCTTTGTGTACTATACACGTCACATCAGCAACCCCGTTATATCAGCCTTCGGTGGTAAGATCGTGAATACAAGCAATGCCAGCGAGAACATAAAACACGCAAGGCAAAGCTACGCCGTTACCCCACATCTTATATTCGGCGGCATCGGAGTACGGATCGGTCAGCCACTTGCGGATTTGCTTTTCGGTCTTGGGTTTAGTGCTGCCACCCATAATCCTTCGATGGGTTTCAAATACCTCACTCCAAAAACGCACATCCTCTTCCGTGGGGTTTTCCGTTCCAAGGCTTGAACACCACCAGTCCGGGAAACCTTGGAGTCTCGCACATTCGGTAGGTGTTAAGCGTCTTACCGAATAACCCGCCTCCATCACACCGTTGTGGTGGCCGGGGCAAGTACCATTTACGAGAGTGTTGCCACAATCCTCAAGGAAGTACTGACCGACATCCCGGCTTGCAGAAGGGTCGAAACCATAAGGGTGAGCAACAGCACCAGGACCCTTCGCAACGAGTGTGGGTTGCATTTCTTCGGCAATGGTAGGAGTGAACTGTGCATTCCTGCCTTGGTTAAAAGCATCTCGTCCAATGCCGTAGGCGGGTTCTGAAACAACGGGTGCATCTTTATAGTCACGGGACAAAAGTGTGGGAGTCATTCCTTCGCTGACCTGGGTATAACTGCCCGTGGTCATTGCATAGACAGCGTGGCGGTCAACGGTGTTCAGGGTGTACATCACATCGGATTCCCTGTAACCATCACCCTTGTGAGAAGGGCGGGTGCCGTTACCTTCGATTACGATAGTGCCGTTCTTAACACAAACGGCAGGTTCACCGCCGTGGGTACAAGCCAGGGTTGGAGCAAGGTTCTCGGAAACGCTGCACGAGCTTTTCCCACCACCTTGGTCGACACACACAACTGCAATGCCACCCTGGTTACAGGAGGGATTGCCACCATTGCCGTCCAGGGTTCGAGATGTTTCCGCTTCATAGATTCCGCTGTGCGGATTGGAGGACTTCATTGCGTTGCTATCTTTGGCGCTGATGCCGAAGGGTTGAAGTACACAGTTAAAGTGGTTCTTGTCGGGCATTCGCTGACTGCCACCTGCGTTGTGTGCGGTCAATGTTCCCGTGGTCTGCTCACCATCCCAATTGCACGGCTCGAACAATGTCTGGTCGTTGTTGCAGGAGAGGGTTGCTGACTTGTTCTCTTGAATAAGAGCGCCCTTGCCACCGCCTTCGCAACCGCTACGGATTTTGAGGGTCTTGGGTGTTTCATCCTTTATTACAAAAGGCTGATTATTACCGCCCGTACCATAAGTAGCGGATACTGTGGGAGCGGTATCCAAGGGACCGACATAGCGGGTGTCTTGGCTGTGGTTCTCATAGACCATCTGATTATTTGTAAGTGCGGCAGGGACAACCCCAGCACGCAGCGTAGGAGAACGCTCCTCTTCATAGCCGATGGTTCGGCTCTTGGCAGAATGCTCGGTACAGAATCCGGCGGACTCGGTTTGGCTGTTTACGACCACACCATTGCGACCAGTAGACATTCCGCAGTTCACCCCAAGGGTGGAAGATACATCTCCCGTCAGATCTCCGTTGTAGCCGTCAAAGCCTGTCGCTCCAAAGCCAGGCGCAAAACTTCCGGCAGTTCTTTGCCACGCACGGAAGCTCTCCGCAGAATACCTTGACAGGCCTTCGGACTCAAATAGTATTTTCCCGGCACCCCTACCTGCAAAATCTGCGACAAGGTAGATGCGACGTCTTCGTTGGGGGACTCCCCAATATTGTGCGTCAAGAGTGCGGTACGCAACGCTCCATTGCTCTCCCATGAGTAGGTCGGCATATGGCCATCGGTTACCGTCAGGCATAGGCACCTCGGTCCCCGGTTGGACGACGCCGATGACCGCTTCCAGAACGGAGCGGAAATCTTCGCCTTTGTTTGAGGAGAATGCTCCGGGGACATTTTCCCAAACGATGTATCTTGGATATTTGCCATTGGTGGCACACCTCATTTCTTTAACGATTCGGATTGCTTCATAAAAAAGGACAGATTGGTTTCCGTCCAGTCCGGCTCTCTTACCCGCCACCGACATATCGGTGCAAGGTGAGCCAAAGGTGATAATATCAACGGGTTCAACATCAGTACCGCTGATTTTGGAAACATCACCATAGTGTTTCATAAAGGGCATTCGCTTGGTGGTAACTCGAATGGGAAACGGCTCAATCTCCGATGCCCATACAGGAGTTATCCCCGAAAGCAGTCCACCCAAGGGGAAACCCCCGGAGCCGTCAAAAAGGCTACCGAGGGTTAAAGTCTTATCAGTATTCATTTGCTTCTCCTTTCTCAAAACAGCGGAATGACCTCGTCATCCTCTGCGACCTCATCGTACTGATAGGTCAAGCCATCACGCTGAACGGAAACACCTGCCGAAGAGCCGACCTGCTCAATGTAGCGTTTTACGATTACATCACAGAACTTCTCGTCAAGCTCAACGGTGCAGCAGATGCGGTCGGTCTGTTCGCAGGCAATCAACGTGCTACCCGAACCACCGAAAGGATCGAGAACGATAGCGTTGGTCATACTGGAGTTCATAATAGGATAAGCAAGCAGAGGGATGGGTTTCATCGTAGGATGGTCGCCGTTCTTCTTGGGTTTATCAAACTCCCAAATGGTCGATTCCTTTCTGCCTGTGTACCACAGATGCTTTCCTTTTTTCTTCCAGCCGAACAGCACAGGCTCGTGCTGCCACTGGTACGGAGAACGACCCAGGACAAGTGACTGCTTTTTCCAAATGCAACAGCCGGAAAGGTTGAATCCCGCGTCAGCGAATGCTTTACGGAAATTGAGACCTTCGGTGTCTGCGTGGAAAACATAGATGGAGGCATCGTCAGCCATCACAGCTTCGGTTGCTTTGAAGGCATCGAGCAGGAAGTTGTAGAAGGCATCGTTTGCCATATTGTCGTTTTTGATTTTTCCGGCTGAACCCTCGTAGTTAACGTTGTACGGAGGGTCGGTAACCACAAGGTTTGCCAGCTTGCCGTTCATAACAGCAAGGAGGGTTTCGGCTTTTGTGCTATCACCACATACCAGGCGGTGTCGACCGAGTGTCCATACATCGCCCGGCTTGGTGATGGTGGGGTTCTGAAGTTCCGCTTCGACATCAAAGTTGTCATCCTTTACCTGGTCTTTAAGGGAGTCCTTAAACAGGTCATCAATTTCCGCAGGCTCAAAACCCGTGAGAGACACATCAAAGTCGGTGCCCTGGAGGTCGGCAATTAAAAGTGCCAACTTGTCCTTGTCCCATTCGCCGGAGATTTTGTTGAGGGCAATGTTGAGAGCCTTTTCTTTCTCTTCATCCATTTCCACAACAACGCAGTCCACCTCGGTGTGTCCCATATCCATTAAGACCTTCAATCGCTGGTGTCCACCAACGACTCTGCCCGTAGTCTTGTTCCAGATAACGGGTTCAACATAGCCGAACTGCTCGATGGAGCGTTTCAGCTTTTCGTATTCGGCATCACCGGGTTTGAGGTCTTTTCGGGGGTTGTATTCAGCGGGCAGAAGATCCGCTGTCTTTTTCTTTTCAATCAGCATACTGTTCTGCCGCCTTTCTCAATTCATCGTATTTGTTGATGTCTTCCCAGGGGAAGAGTACCGAATTGAAATGTCCGTAAGCGGATGTATCCGCATAACGAGGAGTACGCAGACGGAGCTTTTCAATGATTGCTGCCGGACGCATACAGAACACCTGCTTGATAACCTCGCAAAGGTTGTCATCGGAAATCTTACCAGTTCCGAAAGTGTTAACTGCGACCGCCACGGGGTCTGCTTTACCGATAGCGTAAGAGATAGCCACTTCGCACTTCTTGGCGAGACCGCTCCATACGATGTTCTTGGCAATGTAACGAGCCATATAAGCACCGCTTCGGTCAACCTTGGTGGCGTCCTTGCCGGAGAACGCACCACCTCCGTGGGCAGCGAGTCCGCCATAGGTATCCACCATCAGCTTTCTGCCAGTAAGACCCGTGTCTGCACCGGGGCCACCCTTGACAAATCTGCCGGAGGGGTTTACCAGGATTTCGGTGTCGTTATCAAAAGGAAAACTCTCAAAGCAAGGCATCAGCACGTGGGAGATGATTTCGTTCTTCAGAACATCGAGGTCTTTGTCCTTGGCGTGCTGAACCGAAACCACAATGGTCTTGATGTGGTAAGGTTCACCATCTCTGTATTCCACGCTGACCTGTGCCTTGCCATCCGGGCGGATGCCCTTGATGATGTTATCCTTTCTGCACTCGTCCAGACGCTTGCAGATACGATGCGAGAGAACGAGAGGAAGCGGTAACTTCTCACGGGTCTCATCCGTAGCGTAACCATACACCGTTCCTTGGTCGCCTGCACCGAGAGTTGAGTAAGAGGTGTTATCGCCGTTGCGGGTTTCGAGTGCTTTATCAACACCGCCCGCAATATCGGAACTCTGCTTATGCACATACACATAAATTAGGTAGCGGTAAGGGTTGTAGCCGATGTTGCGGAGAGCCTCACGGACTACCATTCGGATGTCCACGGACTTGCAACAGGTGATTTCGCCGGATACGATGATTCTGCCTCGGGTTGCCATTACCTCGCAGGCAACACGGGAAGATCGGTCTTTCATAAGACAAGCATCCAGGATGCTGTCTGCAATGTAGTCGCAGAGCTTGTCGGGGTGACCCGCACACACGCTCTCTGCTGTCAAATAGGTTCTATTCATAGTCAGTCCTCATTTCATTGTTTTTTACCCTTGCGGGCCTGGAGCAAACGCTCCATTGCATCGTCTTGCGGAGTTGCCCCACCATATTCTGAAGAGCAGTTTTCCTTGACGATTTGGAAAATCTCCATCCACAGGCGATTGGTCTGTGACATGAAGTTTTGAGCCATAGCCACATACGGACTTTGGATTGCGTTGCCAGTTGTTGGGTGCTTTGCAAGGAAACCGAACTCGGTTATTGCTTCTTCGCATTGAATCCAACGAGCAACACTCATTGCATAACGTTCCAAAAGCTGCGGTGAAACCAGAGCTGTGCAGTTTCGTTCCGAGAGCCATTTCCAGGTGTTCTCGTACACTTCTGCTGCAAGTAATGACTTACCGTCCTTTTGGGTTGCTGATAGCATCGCAGAGGGTTTCGGCATGGGCTGACCTTCTAAATCGGCTGTGTCGTCAAAGTCGATGACAGTCAACTTCCTTTTGCCGGGGTTGCCAGTTGCGATTTTTTCAGCGAGGGGTTTCTTTTTTGCGCCTGCACCCACACGAGCGCCGCCCCTGTTGGTGCCGTCTTTTGCCACCGTTTTCACCTCCATTTATAAGCCGGGTTTTAATACCCCGTTTGAAACTGCGAATTTTTGCGTGATACCCCACGCCCGTTGCACGATATAAAAGCTGTAGAGATTTTGATACCCCCCGGGGTCAGCGGTCGTGCCATCGGTCGCCGTCTCTTGCTGTGATTTCGGAGTGGCAAGATTTGCACAAGGCCATCAAGTTGTTTTCTGCATGAGTGCCACCACGTGAAATAGGTAATATGTGATGCACCTCTTGAGCAGGGGTCAGCTTGCCTTGCTTCTTACACTCTTCACACAACGGGTGTGCGGAGATGAAGCGGTCACGTATGCGTTTCCACGCTCTGCCATACCTACGGCGAACAGCCGGATCTCTGTCGTACCTTTCATAGCGTTTGGCTTCTTCTTTTGCGTGTTCATCGCAGAACCTTCCGTCAGTTAGCTTGGGACAGCCTGGGTAGGAACAGGGTCGCTTGGGTTTCTTCGGCATCGTTTCACCTCCTCTTGAAAAGCTCACCCAGCTTGTACTTAAGGATGTACCACAGTTGTTCTGCATAGCCGACCTTACGATATCCCATACCAACAACTCCTTTCTGGGCATAATAAAAGCCCTCACAGGATTGCTCTCGTGAAGGCTTATCTGTCTATCTCGACATTATAATGATACCATACTTAACCCTGGAATTCTACGGAACTTAAGGGAACACTTTTTGATTTCATTATGTCGGTTACGACTTCCAAGGCTCTTTCGTGGAGCTTCAGCACCCATTTACCGCTGTAGTGCATATCAACCGCAATCTGCTCCCAGTTCATAAAGCAAAGGTAACGCTTCTCAAGGAGGGTTTGATATTCCACATTTTCAACGGCTTTTATAATGGTTACGATTTCACGCTTCAGATCTACAAGGCAGTCAATGTCGTGGTTAATCTCGGCTTGTAAGTCGATGATTTTTGCGACACAGTCAGCCATAGTGGAACTTCCGTGGTTAGGGTTGCGAGGCATCCCCGTTAAGGTTGCTGTGCATTTTGTTGCCAGTTCATTGAGGGTCGCAACCTGGGCAATCTTCGCATCGATTCTTTGGTCGAGTCTATAGGCTTGACCGAGGTATTCTTTTGCTGTCATACAGCCACCGCCTTTCCATATACCTGTTCCTTTAGCTTGGTAATAAGAAGCTCACCGTCAACGTTGGTAATATTGCCGTATAAACCAGAGCGGAAAAAACGCTCAATTTCACGCTTGTCGTGAAGGGCATCTCTGTCCTTGGGGGAATAACGCAACACACGCAGAGCGTGGCGGTAGTCTTTTGCAGCTTGAATAATAATGGCGTTTGCCAAGTTCTCATAAGGGGTCATATTTCGCTCACCTCCAAGTTTGCTTTTACCGCATCAATAAGAGCGGTCTGTGTTTTCTCTTTCTTCTGTAAGGCACTCATAATCCGTTCATCAATTGTGCCTTGAGTGATGATATGGTGGATTACCACGGTTTCCGCTTGCTGTCCTTGTCGCCATAAACGGGCATTGGTTTGCTGATACAGTTCCAGGCTCCAAGTAAGACCGAACCATATAAGGGTTGAACCGCCACTTTGAAGGTTCAATCCGTGACCTGCGGATGCCGGGTGTATGAGGGCAACGGGCATCTCGCCACGATTCCACCGAACAATGCTGTCGGAGGAGTCCATAAGGGAGAACGGAATATGGCGCTTATGGAGTCTTTCGGTTATCCGCTCCAAATCGTGCTTGAACCAGTAGGCTATAAGCACGGGTTTGCCGTTTGCCGCTTCTATAAGGTCTTCCAATGCGTCAAGTTTGCGGTCGTGAATATTGAAGTAGCGTTTATCTTCGCCATATACCGCACCATTTGCCATCTGGCAGAGTTTGCCGGATAAAGAGGCGGCATTTGAGGCGTCGATTTCTTCACCTTTAAGGGAAACCACCAAATCCGCCTTGAAAGTGTCATACACAGTACGCTCTTTTTCGGAAAGTGCGACTTTTACCTCGTTCATCACACATCCGGGCATTTTCAAGAAGTCATTTGCCCTCATGGAAATGGTGATATCGGCAATCTGTCTGTGTATGGCATCCTCTGCACCAGGGAGCGGTTTATAGGAGAAGATGACCTGTCCGTTTCGCTTGTCGGGTTGGAAGTAATTATTGCGATAGTGGGTTATAAACTTACCCAGTCTTTTGCCCATATCCAGGATGCGGAATTCCGCCCATAAATCCATCAAGCCATTTGAGGAAGGTGTGCCAGTAAGTCCAACTATCCGCTTTATGGTGGGTCTTACTTTCAGCAGACTTCTGAACCGCTTTGCTTGGTAGGATTTGAAGGAGGATAACTCGTCAATTACGACCATATCGTAATCAAACGGGAGTCCGCTTTCTTGTATTAGCCATTGCACGTTTTCTCGGTTGATTATGTTGATACGAGCGTTTCTCATAAGAGCGGTTTTTCGCTCGATTTCGTTGCCGACTGCCACCGAGTAGGACAACCCATTAAGGTGGTCCCATTTCTGTATTTCTGCCGGCCATGTATCACGTGCGACACGCAGCGGTGCGATGATCAGGACCTTGGAAACCTCAAAGCGGTCGAGGCACAACTCGTAAATAGCGGATAATGTGATGACCGTTTTGCCAAGACCCATATCAAGGAAAACTGCTGACACGGGATTCTCCACAATAAACCGAGTAGCGTAGGCTTGGTAATCATGGGGTTTGTATTGCATCGAGTATCCCTCCAATTTGGTCGGCTCGGTCAATGCAGTAAACCAAAAAGCCGAGTTTTTCTAACTGCCTTTTTCTGCGTACTTGCAGAGGGCGCAGTTTTTTGCCTGTTGCCTTCAGCTCAATAAAGGCGATTTTACCTCCGGGGAGGAGTACCAGGCGGTCTGGTACTCCGTCAAGACCCGGACTTACAAACTTGGGAGCTATGCCGCCTTTTTCCTTGACAGCTTTTACAAGTTTGGATTCAATGGTTTTTTCTCTCATAAATTCTCCTTGTTGCCGATTGCTGTTGCCGATAAGGGTTCAACCTTTTCTCCCGTATGCGTATATACGTGCTGCTGTTTTACCCCTTTTTCTTTAACCCACAACCTTTAATAAGGTAATCGGCAACATCGGCAACAAAGTGGCGAACTTGCCTAACGGTGGGCATTTGGGGTGTTTCCAGTAGGTGTTGCTGATACCCCTCATCGGCAATCAGCGGAAACAAATCGGCGTTAATGGTCAGTCTTTATCGGCAACACGGACATAGGCTTTCTGTACTCCATAGCCTGGGATACGCATTTTGCCCGTGGCATTATCGGAATAGCGTTTCCACCCGCCGAGTTTGAAGAGGATACTTTCAATCTCGTAGGAGTCGGATTTCTTGAGGCTTTCACGGGGTTTACCGAAACACTCGCACCAAACCTCCATAGCACAAACACGGGTACGCTTGACCGTCCCCTCGGCTTTCAGTTCACCAAAGTCGCTGCCGTTAAAGAATGCACGGCGCTGGAAAAGGTCATAAGTATCCCAGTCTGCAGGGAGTAAGCGGTTGAGGTACTCGTCAACGATGCCTTCACGGTCGTCTGTTTCCATAGCCTCACGCTGTTGGTTATATGCCTCAATGGCAATGTCATCCTTGAGGAACAACTGCTCACCATTGCGGTAGTATTCGATGGCTTCCGCCCATACCTGGTCAACGTCCTTCAGCTCCCACGGCTTATATTTGCTGTGTCCCGAAACACGGACAGGCCAGAAACGGCGGTTACCTGTGATGTCTCGGAGAAAACCACCATCGCTGTTGGTCGTTCCTACAATTACGCAATTGCGGGGATGACTCTCGACAGATACACCATAAGCCTGGCGGTATTTGTCATCGGTTCTGGTGATGAATGACTTGACGACCTCAACGTCCATCTTTTTGATGCCGTTAAGCTCGGAGATTTCAAGAATCCAGTATCCCTGGAGCTTCTCCGGCGCGGTCTTATC